GCAATTCAAGATATAGAAAGACTAAAAGAAGAATTAAGACTGGAACATGAGTTTCCTGCAGATTTCTTTGTGGGGTAAACTATGTCAATTAATCCATATTTTAGCCAAGCAGTAAGATCTGAGCAGAGTCTATACGAAGATATCGTAATAGAATCACTAAAGATTTATGGCCAGGATGTTTATTATCTTCCTAGAGATATAGTGAATAAAGATACTATTCTAAATGAGGATGTACCTTCATCTTTTAACTCATCTCATAAAATAGAAATGTATATCGAGAATGTTGAAGGCTTCGATGGAGAAGGTGATCTATTTACAAAGTTTGGTGTTGAAATTAGAGACCAAGCAACTTTTGTAGTATCACGTAAAAGATGGGAACAAACTGTAAAAAGATATGACGCTGAAATTAATTCTGTTAGACCTCTCGAAGGCGATTTAATATATCTTACAATGACTAATAAATTGTTTGAGATTATGCATGTAGAGCATGAGCAACCGTTCTATCAATTGTCAAATCTACCAACTTATAAATTACGTTGTGAGTTGTTTGAATATAGCGGTGAAGATCTTGATACAAATATCGAACAAATAGACGCTATCGAAGGTTTAGGATTTACTTTAGATCTCACTATGGTAGATTCAGCATCAACTGGATTTGTAGTAGGTAATACAGTTACACAGACTCTATCATCCGGAGTTATTGTTACTGGCGAGATTACTAATTACGTAGATTCTTCAAATATAATTTCGCTTGCTCATATCGGAGCTAATCAACCTGGATATCATACATTTGCTGCAGGTAATATTACATCACCTGATTCTGCTGGAAATACATTAGTACGTACAATAACTGCTATAAATGAAGATCTTCCGGTAAATTCACAAAATTCTATATTTGATGCAGTAGATTTCTTAGACTTCACTGAGTCAAATCCGTTTGGAGATCCTACTTAATGTTTGGTACATGGTTTTATCACGAAAGAATTAGAAAGTCTGTAGCTACTTTTGGTAGAATATTTAATGATATTTACGTCATTAGACAAGACGCATCTGGCAATGCTTTATCACAAATTAAAGTTCCTTTGTCATATGCTCCTAAGCAAAAGTTTTTAGAAAGAATTCAAGAAAATCCAGACCTTGATACGGATCAAAAGATTGCCGTTAAGTTACCTCGTATGTCATTTGAAATTATTTCTATAACATATGAGCCTGCTAGGCAATTGCCTAAAAATAATAACTTTATGCGTCCTGGTACAACTACAACTGTTGCTAATAAATTTAATGCTGCTGCTCCATACAATATTTCTTTTCAGCTTAGTATATATTCTAAAAGTCAAGACGATGCTTTGCAAGTAGTAGAGCAAATTATTCCATATTTTAATCCACAATATAATGTTTCTATTAAGCCCTTTAAAGATTATCCATTAGTAGTTGAAGATGTTCCTGTAACTTTACAAGGAGTAACTTTCTCTGATGACTTTGAAGGTCCACAAGAACAAAGGCGCACAATCATTTATTCATTAGATTTTGACATGAAAGTCAATTTTTATGGACCAACTAATAGTGCAAAAATTATTAGAGAAGCTCAAGTTTCTCTCGGTGAAATGGCAGGTGGGACTGCTGATTCGGACGTTTTAATTGAACGTGTAACTGTAAAACCTAATCCATTAAATGTTTCTATAGATTCAGATTTTGGATTTACAACAACGATAACCTCTTTATATGATAGTGTTTAAACAATGGATTCTGATACAGCTGATAATGATTTTGAATATGCAAGACGGACTTATCACGATCTCCTAGCAAAGGGATCTGATGCTCTTGAAGAAATGATGGAAGTGGCAAGAGCTACTGAACATCCAAGGGCTTTCGAAGTATTTTCAAATATGATGAAACACGTTGCCGATATAAATGGTAATCTTTTAGATTTACATAAAAAGAAAAAAGATTATAACAAGAACGATGAACAAAAAGAATTAGCCGGACCTACTACTAATAATTTATTTGTTGGATCTACAAGTGATTTGCAAAGAATGCTTTTGCAAAATAAAAATGATGATGGAGATAAAGTAGTTGACATTAGTGATTACAAGAAAGATGAATGATAGTTATAACGGCAATTTAAATGTAAAAAGAGATGGCATTACTCATAGTTTTTCTAACGATGAATTGAGTGAATACATAAAATGTATGGAAGATCCTGCGCATTTCGCTAAAACATATTGTAAGATTATTTCTTTAGACAGGGGATTAGTTCCCTTTGAGTTGTACCCATATCAGGAGAAAATGTTTGCTCACTTTTCAGACAATCGCTTTAGTGTTGTACTCGCTTGCCGGCAGTCCGGGAAGTCTATATCTTCTGTCGCTTACTTATTATGGTTTGCAATCTTTAATCCTGAAAAGACAATTGCTGTACTAGCAAACAAAGGTGCAACTGCCAGAGAAATGTTGGCAAGAGTTACTTTAATGTTAGAAAATTTACCATTTTTCTTACAACCAGGAACCAGAGCTTTAAATAAGGGATCTATTGAATTTAGTAATAATAGTAGGATTATAGCAGCTGCTACATCAGGTTCATCTATTCGTGGTATGTCAGTTAACTTATTGTACCTAGACGAATTTGCATTCGTTGAAAGAGCTGCAGAATTTTATACATCTACATATCCGGTTATTTCGTCAGGTAAAGATACAAAGGTGATAATTACTTCTACGGCTAATGGTATTGGTAATATGTATCATAACGTCTGGGAAGGTGCAGTACAAGGCACTAATCAATATAAACCATTCCGAGTAGATTGGTGGGATGTACCGGGCCGTGATGAGGATTGGAAAAATGCTACTGTATCTAATACGTCGCAATTGCAGTTTGATCAGGAATTTGGAAACACATTCTTTGGAACAGGTGATACTCTTATTTCTGCTGACTGTTTATTAGAACAAAGGCAAGAAGATCCTATTAGAGCTTTAGAAGGTGGAAGTGTTTTAATATATAAAGAACCTGAAAAGAATCATCAATATGTTATGACTGTCGATGTTTCGAAGGGAAGAGGCCAGGACTATTCTACGTTTAACGTGATCGATATTACTAGTAAACCCTTTGAACAGGTCGCCGTTTATCGCAATAATACTATATCTCCATTGCTCTTCCCAAATGTTATTTATAAGTATGCCATCGTTTATAACGAAGCTTATGTAGTAATTGAGTCAAATGATCAAGGGTCGCTTGTGACAAATGGTCTCTATCATGAATTAGAGTATGACCATTTACATATGGAGTCTTTAATTAAGGCTGATCGTATTGGCATAGAAATGAATAGGAAAGTCAAACGTATTGGCTGTTCTGCTATTAAAGATATTTTAGAAGCTAAAAAACTTATAATAAAAGATACTAACACAATATTAGAAATGTCAACCTTCGTGGCCCGTGGGCAATCCTATGAAGCCTCAGAGGGCAACCACGATGATTTAATGATGAATCTAGTTCTCTTTGGATTCTTTGCTGTTTCAAGTTCTTTTGAGCAAATCACAGAAATTTCTTTAAAAGACATGATGTTTAAACAGCGTATGGAAGAAATAGAAGCAGATGTATTGCCATTTGGTTTTATAGATGATGGTTTAGACGAGATTAGGCAAGAAGAATTATCAGAAGAAAAACCCTGGGTTGAAGAAATGGGCTATATGTTCTAAGTTTTGTAAAGTTATAAATACTAGTAATTGATTAATCTTATCATGCTTATACATATAATTTAGACACTGGAAAAGGAAACAGTCATGGCTTTATTCACGACTTCAGAGTCTCCGGCAATTGCAGTTAAAGAAGTTGATCTTACGAGTGGTGTTCCAAACGTACAATCGACAACTGGTGCTTATGTTGGAAACTTTAGTTGGGGTCCGGCAGATACTCCTGTACTCGTATCAGACGAGAGAGGATTAGTATCTACCTTTGGAGCTCCAAGATCGAGCGATAGCTCAGCGGTAAATGATGGAGCGGCAATTGATTTTATGTCAGCTGCTTATTATTTGCAATATTCAAATTCCCTTCAAGTAGTAAGGGCTTCAAATAGCACTATGAAAAGTGCTCATGGACAAACAGCATCATCACCCGGTGCAGTTTTAGTAAAAAATCAAGATGATTTTGAAAACCAAAAATCAACACTAGACACATCTAATTACATTTGGGTTTCAAAATATCCAGGCGCTTTAGGTAATTCACTAGAAGTTCAATTTTTACAGGATTCAGCGAATTTTGCAAATTGGACATATGCAAAAAACTTCCCTGGAAAAATGGGTACATCAACCTTTGCTGCAGCAAGAGGTGCTTCGCATGACGAATTCCATTTGGCTGTTATTGATAAAGGCGGAGATATCTCTGGAACTGCTAATACGCTTCTAGAAACATTTCCATATTTGTCAAAAGCAAGCAATCATAAAAATGCAGATGGATCTACAAATTTTGCTCCTGAAGTAATTAACAGAAAATCCCGTTATATTAATATGGCAGGCTTTGGAGCTAGCGCTTTCCCAGCTAATGCTGGTAATGCTGCTGAAAATGCAGTAGACTTTAGAAATGCTTCTTATCTTACGGTTGATTCTGCTGTTTTTGCCGCCGGCGTAAACTCAGGTGCTCTTGGTGTTACTGACATTGATGGTGCATATGATACTCTTTTCAATGACACTGATGCAACAGAAGTAGATTTTCTTATTGCACCTAGTATGAAATCTAGGGCTGATCAAAAAACTTTGGTTAATAGCATGATTGCTTTAGCTGAAGGTACTCGTAAAGATTGTGTAGTGGTTGCTTCACCATCTCGGGATGATGTTATTGATAAAACACCATCAACTGCAAATGCAGATGTTATAACAGCAATGGACGACATCACATTTTCAAGTTATGCAGTTTTGGATAATAACTTTATCAAAGTATATGATAAGTACAATGATAAGTATATTCATATTCCGGCATCTTCTTCTACAGCAGGTATTATGGCTGCTTCAGACGCTAATACTGCTCCATGGTTCTCACCAGCAGGACCACGTAGAGGTAGATACTTAGGAATTACAGGTCTTTCGTATTCTCCAGATAAAGCACAAAGAGATGCTCTTTATAAAGCAGGCGTTAATCCTATCGCAAACATTCCTGGTCAAGGTGTATTACTATATGGTGATAAAACGCATATGACTCGTGTATCTGCATTCGATAGAATCAATGTTCGTAGATTGTTTCTTGTACTTGAAAGAGCAATTTCAAGAGCAGCGGTTAACACATTGTTTGAATTCAACGACGAGTTTACTCGTGCAGAATTCGTAAATATTGTAGAGCCAGTTCTCAGAAATGTTAAAGGAAGAAGAGGTATTACGGACTTCAAGGTTGTATGTGATGAAACAAACAACACTGCAGACGTAGTAGATCGCAATGAATTTATTGCTTCTGTCTTTATCAAACCAGCACGTTCGATTAATTACATCACACTTAATTTTGTTGGTGTACGTTCTGGAGTTGATTTTGAAGAAGTAGTTGGTACAGTATAAATAGCGTCAAAGGAGACAAAAAATGGTTTTAGGAGTTGATGACTTCAAAGCAAAGTTAAGAGGTGGTGGCGCTAGACCGAATCTGTTCAAAGCGACTATTAACTTCCCAGCATATGCTGCAGGAGATACAGAGCTAACTTCATTTATGTGTGAAGCTGCTCAATTGCCCGGTTCAACGACCGGCATGATCGAGGTTCCGTTTAGAGGTCGCAGACTTAAGTTGTCTGGTGACCGCACATTCGAGCCATGGACTATTACAGTTATTAATGATACAAATATGGCTGTAAGAGATTCTATGGAACGTTGGATGAATGGAATTAATTCTCATACAACAAACACAGGTAGAGCTGATCCACTAGAATATGAATCAGATCTATTAGTAGACCAACTAGATAAATCTGGTGGTATTATTAAGCAATATGTGTTTAGAGGCTGTTTCCCAACAGTAGTTTCACCGATTGATTTGAGCTATACAGCTGAAAATGAAATCGAAAGATTCACTGTTGAGTTCCAGATCCAGTATTGGGAATCTAACACTACCACTTAAGGTGTTATAAATAATAGGAAGAGGGGGGAAAGACTCCCCTCTTTTATTAGGTTTAGGAATACAAATGGCGGAAAATAGTTATAATTTATTTGGGTTTGAAATTCGTCGGGCCAAAGATAAAAAGAAGGAAATGCTTCCTTCTATAGTACCACCTGTTGATGAGGATGGTGCTGGTTATGTCACAGCTACAGGTGCACATTATGGCACTTATGTTGACATCGAAGGCGAAAAGAAAATAAAAGATGAAGCCCAGTTAATTAGGCAATATAGAGCTGTAGCTCATCATCCTGAGGTTGATGGGGCAATAGAAGATATTACTGGTGAAGCTATTTCTTCTGGTGAAAATGAAAAAAATGTTACTTTAGTTTTAGATAAAGTTGATGGGTTAAGTGATTCAGTAAAAAAACAAATTTTAGATGAGTTTAATAACGTATATGGAATGCTCAATTTCAAAGAAATGGGCCATGATATGTTTAAGCGCTGGTACATCGATGGAAGGATGTATCACCATTTAGTTGTTGATGAGGCTAATCCTAAACAAGGTATTCAAGAAGTAAGACCGATTGATGCATCTAAAATTCGTAAAGTAAAACAAATTAAGAAAAAGAAAGATCCAAAAACTGGTGTAGCATTAGTAGAAAATGTTGACGAGTTTTATATCTATCAAGAAAAGGCTGGGCAGTCAAATTCAGGAGTTAAAATTACTACTGATGCTATTTCATATGTAACATCAGGTCTGTTAGATGAACATCGCAGAAAAGTAATATCACATTTGCATAAAGCTTTGAAGCCTATTAATCAATTACGTATGATGGAAGACTCGCTAGTTATTTACAGACTTGCTCGAGCACCAGAACGTAGAATCTTTTATATTGATGTTGGTAACTTACCTAAGGGTAAATCTGAAGAATATATGAAAAACATTATGACTAAGTACCGTAATAAACTTGTGTATGATGCAAATACCGGTGCAATTAGAGATGATCGTAAACATATGTCAATGCTCGAAGATTTCTGGCTACCAAGACGTGAAGGTGGTAGAGGAACAGAAATCTCTACACTTCCAGGTGGTGAAAACTTAGGTCAAATTGATGATATCATTTATTTTCAGAAACGTTTATATAAGTCATTAAATGTGCCAGTTGGTAGATTGGAACAAGAAAATCAGTTTTCATTGGGCAGATCTACAGAAATTTCACGTGATGAACTTAAGTTTCAAAAGTTTATAGATAGATTACGTTCACGATTTAATTATCTTTTCTATAATATTCTTAAA